TTAGTACGTCTCTGTCAGATAATTTGAATCTCTGACTAAATTATAAATGCGTTCACATGTCAATCCAGCGCGGTAATTTTCGTCAGCTCGTTTAGCATAATATCCAGCTTCTTCTGCAAGGCTTCCGGGCATGTCGGCGAGCATTGCGACGTTGCTTTCGATTGTTTTGCTTCTGACGGTAGCGGCAATATTTGCGGTATGCTCTGCCGATTCCAGTCTGACTGGTAAGCCTTGTTGCTTTTTCCCGCAACTGACTAACAGTGGCAGATAAACCAGCAACAGTAGCATTGGCTTTGACAGCTTTCTCTTGTGCATCTTTGACAGCCTCATCACGGGCAACAATACGCCCCTGTTCAATCCTCCTGGTAGCAATCTGCGTATTAACAATCTGCGACGACTCTTCACTGTCCCGCTCAGCCCATTTCGTTTGCCATTCTCTTTCACACCAGACATTTCCGGCAATAAATGAGCCAATTGACAGCAATACAATGGCCACAAGCTTAATCAATTATCTATCCCCCAGCACGTCAGCATGCTTTCCTGGTCACGCCGTGATACCTGACCGTAGCAGTTGTTTGAGCGAATACGGCAGTCTTTGCCACCATCCTTAATCCACCAGCGAATCGCCTCGCAGGCACCTTTACGATCACCGGCATTAAGCCGCTTATAAAACGTCGACGGGAAACACTTACCTGGGCCAATGTTGTACGGACAGAACGACGCGATACCTGCTTTCTGCGGCTCAGTCAGCGATACCTGGATATTTTCCTCCACCCACGCCAGCGCCTTATTGCGCTCGATGGCGTTCACCTGCTCGCATTTTGTCTTCGTCAGTTTCATGCCAGGAACGACAGGCTTACCGTCCACCATTGTGGCACCACGGCAGATGGTCCAGATACCCGTACCATCACGGTATGCTGTTATGTGGTTGCCTTCCTTTTCATCCAGAAACTGGTCGAGAATTTCAGGCGCAGAAGCCCCTGCGGCAATCATCGCCAGAACGGCAGCCGACAGGCCGTATTTGATTTTTGCACTCATGGATATTTATCAGGATTTATCGGTTTCTCATTCCATGGTATGTCTGGTGCGTAATCCAACATTCACAACACATATAATCAATATACTCACCGGGACACATCAGATAACAACAAATGAGATTTTATAAATGAATAACAAAGACAATTTACGCAGGGAGTTTTTGCAGGTAATGAATGAAAATATTAAGTCAGAGCTCCGGAGACTTATCACGGATAATAGCGAAACCACTAGAGCCATTCTCGCAGAGCCTTACGGCAAACTGTCAACAGAAACGATGGATATCGTTATCACCACATTAACACCATTAATGCTTCAGCATCTGAAACACCATATTAACAAATGGGTTAATGAGGAATTCAGTCGCCCTGATTGCCCATGGGATAAGAATTATGCATGCCTGCAAAAAAAGCGAATTTTCAATAATCTATCATTAAAATTCAGATAGCCAGAAACCTGTAGTACCCCTTTTTCCCTTGGTTCCCATGACAGGCACAAACCATAATGTACTTTACTGAATGGTGGTTATCAGAATCACAAAGAAGAGGCTTCATCAGCGATGCTTCCTTTTCTGCACCACTGACCAGTGCTTCAATCCCCGCAACAACCTGAAAATCCCCCATTATCCAGGCAATCATGTATCCCTTTAACAACCAGTTAGTATTTTTTATTCATCACCTACTCTCCACGCGCCGCCTTACGACGATCATCTTTAATTTTGAAATACAGATTCGTCAGGTACGTCAGCAAACCAAACAGCAGACTCCCCAGCACACCTATCGCCGCCCACTGAGACGGGGATAGCCTGTCCAGCAACTGCAGAAACCAGTATCCCGTCCCCACCGCAGACGTGGTGTATGACACTCCTGTTGTGATTTTTTCCATCTGGTACATATCCCCGCCTCCCGTTCACCGAAAGCGCACGATAACAAAAGACCACCGCGATATGCTGGTGGCCTGTGCGTCATGTATCACAGCATGGTCGCTGGTTCAGGCTGCAGTACATCAGCCGGTTGTTCTCCAGCACCGGGTTGTGCCTCAGGTTGTTCGCTGCTGTTTTCCACCGGAGAGTCTGCTGTATTCTCACCATCCCCTGCCTGTGGCGCAGATGCCCCCTCAGCAGGTCCGATAAGCTCATCCAGAATCGCTTCCACATCAGCATCAATCTGAGCCTCAAACGTTTTACGGATAGATGCTTTCAGCGTACCGCGTACTTCTTCAGTGCGCAGCGCAGACTTCACTGCATCAGCAGTGACAAGTTTTTTCATTTCTGTCATGGGATTTTCTCGCTGTGAGATGTGATTACGGGAGGGGGGGAGCTTTTGGCTCAGCTGACTGACTGGCGCTGATTTTTTCAGCCGCCATGGCATCAATTTTTTTACGGATGTAGTTACGGATGATTTTATAACCGCCACTCACCAGATATAAGACACATACCACCGTGCAGAAATACAATAAAATAAGCTGTAAAAATATCATTATCCCTCCCAATTATTGATATGGTGTTGACATCGTTAATACCTGTTGGTTAAAAAAGCGTCCTGCATTTTTTGCTTTGGACATAACGACCTCTGCCGCCGGTTTCCTTGTTTTCCCTTTCCCGGCGGCATTTTTTTATCCTGCTGACGGGTTATTCACTTCCACCATAATGCTGCCAATCAGTACCGGATACGTTGCATTACTGGTGATATCGGTCAGGCGTAACTTGTCTGCCGCCAGTGTCCCTACCGGAGACTGCGACAGCATGAACGGTGTCCCGTCCTGTCCATCAATCAC